TTTATTTTGTGTTGGTTTATTAACTAATTTACTTACTATTGGTTTATTAACTATATTACGTTGCATTGGTTTAATAAATAGTTTACTTACTATTGGTTTATTAACTATTTTACGTTGCATTGGTTTAATAAATAGTTTACGTTGAATTGGTTTATTAACTAAATTACGTTGCATTATATTATGTTGTATCTTATTAACAATATTATTTTGTATTGGTTTATTAATTAATTTACTTTTTTTTGGTTTCTTAACTTTTTTAGATTTTTTTGGTTTCTTTGATTTTTTAGGTTTTTTAGGTTTCTTAACTGGTTTAAGTTTTATTGGTTTTTCTATATTTAATAAATTAACATTGTTTTCACGGTAATATTCTTGTTCATAATTATAATCATGCATTTTTGCCATACGATTATTTTCAAAACTTGATCCACCTGTAAATCCAATTAAAAATATGTTTGCATCAGGGAAATTTTCTTTAATATAGAAATAGGAAGCGAAACCTGTTGTAGGTGTACTCTTTCTAGGATAGTTTTTTATTTTAATTGGAATTTCTATTTTAGGACAACAATCAACATTATTTTTTACTTCTTTATGATTTAAATTACCATTTACAAAACCTATTTTAATATATCTATTATTATAGTTATTTTCATACCCCCAATAACCTATAGGTTTTTTAGTTTTTCTAATAAATAACATTTTTTGATTATTATCAAAAATTGGTCCATCGTGATAATGATGATTCATAAATATAACTAAATCTTCTGTTTTAATTATTTTAAATATATTTGTATCTATATTATAATAATTTGATATTAAATAAATATTCATATATTAATAATTATATATTATTTTTAGGCTGAATTAATATATTTTCTTAAATGCAAGCAACACTAAAGTTAAAATTAATATCAGCTAATTTTTTATAATATTTCAAATAAAAATATTTATCCGCGCAAACTTTTTTTCTTACTTAATTCACCATCAAACTCTCTTCTTTCGCCTATATCATATTTCATAGCTTTTTGAATATCTCTAATTCCTTTAACTAATTTAATTAAACCATCTGGTTCAATACTACTTAACTGATCACTACCCCACATATTTCTATCTAATGTAACGTGTCTTTCTACCCATTTAACACCCATTGCAACACTAGCAAAAGTTGTTACCAACCCGTATTCGTGTCCACTATAACCAATTTCTTTACCAACCCATTTATTTTTTAACCAATGAATATAATTTAAATTTAATTCTTCAACAGGACAAGGATAAGTACTATTTGTATGCATTATAACATCAGGATTACAAACAGACACGCATTCTTCTATTTCTTTTTCATTACTCATACCAGTAGAAATAATTAATGTTTCAAAATTATTTCTAGCAGCAGCACATAATTCTAAATTAGTAATTAATGCACTAGGTATTTTACTAATTTTAGTATATTTTGCCATTAATTTAACACTTTCTAAATCCCATACACTTGCAAAAAATTCAATACCTATAGATTTGGAATAATCTACTAATTCTTTAATTTGTTCTTCAGTAAATTCTAATTTCCATTTATATTCTAAATAAGTCATTTCACCCCAAGGTGTTTTTCTTAATAATTTTTTTTGAGCTTCAGGTACACAAACATCGGGGTTTCTTTTTTGAATCTTAACATAATCACATCCTGCTACTTTAGACAATAGAATTAATTGTTTAGCCAATTCAATAGATCCATTATGATTTATTCCAATTTCACTAATAATCTTTACCATTATTACTTAATATAAAAAAAAAATTGAACAAACGATTTTAAACTTAATATTTTTATAAATATAATGCTGTACACACTTAAGATAAAAATACACGATAGTGCTCCTGATTTTGTAAAAGAACATTATAATAATTTTTCAAATCATTTTGATGGTGATTCTGGAATAGATTTAATAGTTCCATATCAAATAGTTGTTTCATCACAAGGAGATGATGTTTCTTGTGGGACAATTGATCATTTAATTCAATGCGAAATGGTAAATAATTTAAACGAAAATGTTTCATATTATTTATATCCTAGGTCTTCAATTAGTAAAACACCTCTAGTAATGGCTAACAGTGTCGGTGTTATTGATGCAGGGTATAGAGGTAATATTATGGCTAAAGTTAAAAATATGAATCTTACAAAAGAATTTATTATAAAAGAAGGTGATAAATTATTTCAAATCTGTGCACCAGACTTGAAACAAATACAAATTGAAGTTGTTACATATTTAAGTGAAACAAAAAGAGGAACAGGAGGTTTTGGTTCAACAAATGCTATCCTTCCTAAGGTTCGTTCTGTAGAAGGATTTCTTGAACCTATTCCAATTTCTCCTAAAAAAAATGATTAATTTAATAATTTGATATTATAAATATCATAAATAAACAAAAATTGCCAGGACCAAAATTTTTAAGTATATTTAACCATTTATCTATTTTTTGAATATCATATACAGGGAAAAAGAATTTATATATCATATACGATTTATGAATAATAAATAAATAAGAATCATATATTATTCCAGATTCAGTCATTAATTCTTTCTTTCTCCTTTCATAAAAATTATCATTACCTATTGCTGCCATACTATCAATTGCTTCATTTAATCCATAACTTAAACTAATCATATATGACATAAATATAATTAATGGTGTATACCAATGAAAATATCCTTTTGTTAATGTTAAATAACTTATTAAAATAAAATTACTGAGATTATCAGAAACTACATCTAAAGCCATACCATATTTACTAGTCATATTATATTTTCTTGCCATTTTTCCATCTACACAATCAAATATATATCCAAAGGAATAAGCAACACAAGCATATAATTTATTATCAACATATAAATAATATAATGCTAAAAAAGTTAATGCTGTACTTAAATATGTAACAATATTTGGTGTTAAACCAATATTTCTTAAAGGGTCTATTAATAATTTTGCAATAGGAAAAAATAAATAATTATCGGCTAAAGATTCAAACTTTTCATCATCGCCATATTTTTGTTCATTACTAGTATATGTTACATCTCTTTTTGTTGGCAATGGTTCATTTTCTATTTTAATATTTGTATTAAAAGGTAAATTTGTTTTGCTATTTAATACTTCTGTAAATTTTTTACTATTTTCTATAAATTGATTTTTATTATCTTCTATAAATTGATTTTTTTTATCTTCTACAATATTTTTATAATTTTTCATACTTTCATCATCATAAGGATTTTGTTTGTTTGGTTTATTTATTTCCATATTGAATTTTGTGAATCTAGACTTTATTATTGGAGTTAATAAAGTATTACTATTTATATCATTATAATCTATATCAGACATTATTATAGTAAAGTAGAAAAATAAAAGTATTTAAAACTTGTTTTTGATTATAATAATTTTTAAATTAAAAATTATTATATCTATTTAATACACTTTAACAAATCTGTTGTCTTTCCAGTCATGACCTTCTATATCTTTTTGCTCAACAATTTTAAAAATATCTTCTTGTACACGTAATTTTACAAGTTTATCTCTTTCATCTTTTGCATCTAAATCAGGACCTTTATTAATTTCCATTAACGATGCAGTTAAATCAGCAGATGGTGCTACATCGGAACCAAATAATTGAAATAAAGTATGCTTTTTAAGTTTATCATTTTTACATACTTTAATTGATACTGCTTCAATAATATCGTGCATTAATTTATTAACATTATTATCCCATTGTTTTGATGAACCTTTCTTTTCTTTTTCTAAATGGTCTCTAAAATTATCTAATGTTAAAGGATTGGTGTCATAAATCTTTCTGTCAATGTATCCAGTTGTAACGTGTTTATCGAAAACCATATCATTTTCGTCATAATGTAATGGTGTATAATAAACAAAACCATCTAAATGAATATATCCTTCAACGTTACCCCCTCTACATACTATTAATGTATAGTATCTAAAATTAATTTTGTGTTTAGAAATTAAATAAGGATTATATAAATAATCTTGTACTAAATAGAAACCATTTTTATAACCAGACATAATATCTTCATATGTATTTACTAATTTTAATCCTTCTTGTCTTTGAGCATAATTTTTAAGAATATACATATGACCTTTTCTTTTAGCAGAATTTTCATCAAAATGCTTTTTAATCTCTTTCAAGTCTTCATCATCATCTAATAAATACGTTTTAGGCATTAATTTTTGAGCTTCATCGCCAAAATAAATTTTTAATAATTTCCATAAATGAATTTTTGAAGCAGGCCAATCTGCACCATCTATAATAAATAATTTTTTAGAATCAGGATGTCCTTCAAATTCTTTAATTTTAGCTTCACAAGTATTATATTCACAAGGGAAATAATATTCCCAGTCTTTTTCGGTATTTTTCATATTAAATTTAGCTGCTACTTTTTCTAATAATGATGTTAATTCACAATCTGAATAAAAATCAGCAAAATCTTCTCTTATATTTTTTTCGAACAATGCTGTATAAACAAGAAAGACTATTATTACTATTAAGATATAATCTATTTCCATTAAATTAAATTAGATTAAATTTTTAATAAATTATTAATATAAATTTTATACCGTTTTATGTAAAATTTAATTTTTATTAAATTTAAAATAAGACGCAACTGATAATTATTATTGATTTTTTCTTAATAAATAAATTAATATTGCCATTACTAATCCTCTTAATATCAATGAAGGATAAATTGTTGGTATTCTATTATAATAAGGAATTTTACCAATTGTTCTAATCAAATCTGAATTATTTAATAAAATAAATAAAAGAATAATTATTACTGGTTCTTTAATTTCTATTAAAATTGTATATATTCTTTCTTTCCATGTAATTTCTACTGGTGCAAGAGGTTTATCATTTATTTCAACAAATTTTTCTACTTTCTTAGGTTTTGGTGTTTCTTTTTTAAAATTAGTATTAGCTGGCATAGGTCCTTCAGAATCATTTATATTGTCGAAATTATCTAAATTACTTTCTAAATCTTTTACAAAATTATCTACACTAAAATCTTTACAATCTTTTGATTTACATGATTTTGTATTTGCATCATTAAAAGGTTCTCTTGTGTAAGTAGGTTGTGCTTTAATTTGATTTATTTGATTTATAGAGGTTGACATTACTTTATAATTTTGTATTTCTTTTTCTAAATCGTCTAAATTATTTTTGTTATCCATTATATATATTTTAGAATTTATTTATTAAAATTATCCTCATAAATATTATCCAATATTCTATATTTATTTTTAATGATTTTTCTACCAAATTCATCCTTTTCTTCTTTAAACCATTTATCATCTGGAGCATAAGGTGGTGTTAAAACTTCAGATAATTTTATAATTTTCATAACTTCATCCTTGGTAATCCATCCTTTAATTGTGTTAGTTAACATTGTAAATACAAAACACTTCTCTATAGGGTCGTTTATTAATGAACCGCATACATTTTTCATTCCATATTTTGATTTTAAATACCAAATATTTATATTATGCTTCAAAAATGCGATTTCACATTTAATATATTTTTCATCCTCAAAAAATTTATTTGCATAATTTTCAATATCACCATAAAATTCTTCTTCTCTCCAAGATTCTTCCCAAGCAATTACAGTAGTAAAACCTCTTTTTTTTAAAATTTTATATAGTTCACTAGATGTCATATTGTCAAATAACATATTAGTATTTAAAGTTGGAATAGAATTTCTAATAATAATAGCATTACCATGTATTCTTTCATTTTCTAAATGAAGCATAGTTGCTAATTCATTATAACTTAAATCAGTTTTTTTATTTAATGTATCAACATATATTATTTCATAATTATAGTTAGGTTCGTCTGATATCATTTCAGTCATTAAATGACTATTTTCTTTAACCATCAATAATTCTTCAATCTTGTTAAAAAATTTACTTGGTTCTACTTCTAATGTCTTAACAAAAGGTAAACTAATTAAATTTTGAATATAAGAAGGATCATTCCAATCTAAATGGCTAATTTTTCCTGGTTCAATTAACATAATGTGAAAAGGTTTTTCATTAAATATTTTAATATCTGTCATTAAATATTTAATTGAAAATGTTTTTATATAGCTTTTGAATCTAATAAATATGAATGAACATCATTTATTTTCTCTTTTTGTAATATTACTACTGGATTTTGACTGAAAAATTTTTGATTTGCCCCTTTTTCATGAGGTATGAAAGAATTTTTATCTACTAAGTATAAGAATCTTTTTTCTTTTAATTTATCTAAAATTTGGGGTTTTAATTCTTTAATCTTTATTTCTTTACCATTAAAGTATTTTTTTAATTCATCTTTTTCAAAATTAAAAGAACCAAATAGAGCCATACTTGGGTCTGTATACGCTAAAATTTTATCATTCTTCTTTGGATGAATTTTAGAACCTAAATTATATGCTTCTTTCATTGAAATCCATAATCCAGGTAATTCAATAGTATTAGATTCAATTAAATTCATTATTGTTTTTATTTGTTCATAATCTTTCTCCAAATAACCATTTTTTTTATATGCATTCATAACATTTGCTCTTTTTTTAGATAAATGTTCATAATCTAAATTTTCAATAGGAAAATTACCAGAAATAATATCGTTTCTATGAGTATCTAAATTATATTTAATTAAATTACTAATTTCGTCATCATTATGTTTTAAAAAAAATTTATTTGGTGTATTTAAATTAACTTTTTTATTTAAACTTTTATAATGATTATTTTGACCAATTAATATATTTTTCTTATTTAATTTTATTTTTTCACCCAATGATTCTAAAAAACTATTTTCCCAGTAAAGAGACATTTTTTTATCAACATCTTTAAATTTATCATTTTTACTATTTTTCATTTTTTGATAATTTTTAAACATACTATCCATATTTTTATCCAATAAAATTTTTTGATTAATTTCATCCAAATCAATTGGATTGAATAATTTTGGATTTAATAAATTGATAAATTCTTGTTTTAATATTGGATTAAAACCAACTATATGACAAGTTAAACAATTATAATCTAAATTATCATCTACTTTAGCAACAGATTTTGAAGTTTTTTTTATACTCATTTTTTTACTTGTTTTTTTATTATCCATTTAACATAACTTGGAAAATTTTAATTTAGATTCTTTAAAATTATATATAAAAAAATCTTACTTAATAGTAAGTACAATTATGTCCGAAATTAAAACTATTACAATGCCAATACCTATTCCTATTAAATATTCAAAATCATGGCATTCTTTTTCTGATCCAAACAGTCAGATTCAAAAATATTTATTTGAATTAAATATTACTTTAATTAATGATGAAAAAAAAATTTTTAGAAATTTAGAAAGCGATAAATATTCTAATTTAATATTTTTAAAGCATCAGATTAAATTTTCAGATATTGCTAGTTTTAGTGTATCTGTATCACGCCTCCCATTTGATATGACATTTAATTATGAATTAGATGGCTTAATTAATCACGAACAATCTGCGTATAGTCAAAAAAATGAGAATATTTATATCGAATTTTCACAAAATTCTAATGGATATACAATTTGTAACTGTACTTTTGTTGGA